CTCCTGAACAGGATAAGTATAATATGGGTATTGAAAAAATTGGTACTCTTAGTGGAAGATATTTAGTATATCGTGACCCTTATTCACCAGCTAATACAGTATTAATTGGTCATAAAGGAACAAGTATCTTGGAAACAGGATACATATATGCTCCATACGTTCCAATGCAGTTAACACCTGTGATGTATAATCCGTTTGACTTCACACCCATACGTGGTATCATGACACGTTATGCTAAGAAAATGGTATTAAATAGATATTACGGTAGAATCTACTGTGATGGTTTACAGACTTTTGGAATTGGTGACTTACAATAAGTCAATCGATTAATAATATTTCTTAAAAAGAACCCATATAAAATATGGGTTCTTTTTTTATATAAAATATTCGTATATTGTCTAAAAAAGAATTTAATTATTATTATTTCACCCCAATTTAAAGATTTTTATTCGATGAATTGTATTTATGATATAAATTATATATCTTTGTATCATAAATAATTTATATAAAAATATGGAAAAATACAATATTCCTATTGAGATTAGAACTACAATATATAATAAATATAAATTAGGAGTTCGAATGAAAAAAATTGGTGAGGAATATGGATATTCGTTTACCGTGGTTCAAAAAGTAATTAATTCATTTAATTATGAAAATCAAATTAAAAGTAATTATCCTCAGAAAGAAGGATATTATATAGTTGCTATTTGTAATCAAACATTGAAAGAAATAAAGGATTATAGAAATGAATCGGGTGCTATTGCTGAACATGTCTTTAAATTATATCCAGAGGAAGCAAAAAACAGTAAATTTATTCGCAAATCAAAAGAATATGAAACTGGAAAATTTTGGTATGATAAATATTTTACTTTTGATTATAGGAAATTTAAAGAAGTTAAAAATTGTCATTATTGTGAATGGACAACTGAAGATATAGAAAATTTATCTGGTGCATATAAAAAACATTTAATGATAAACCATAATTTATCTCCAGAAAGACACATAGAACAAGTACCTGCAGACCAATTTTATTTTAAAAAAAAATTACCTCTAAAAGATGGGGTTGTTTGTGCGATTTGTGGTAAAAAATTACGTATATTAAATCATAAACATTTAATGCGTAAACATAATATTTCATTATGGGAATATAAAATACAATATGGTACTGATAATATGGTTTCACCATCAACTAAAATCAAACTAAGCGATTCATGGAGTATAAATTTAAAAAATCAGGGATTTAAAAAATCTTCGAGTTATGAAACTGATATACTATCAATTTTAAATAAAAAATCATTAGTTTCTGGTGATAGAACTGTATTAAATGGTCTTGAAATAGATATTTATGATACTGAATTAAAAATTGGTTTTGAAATTAATGGCATTTATTATCATTCAGAAAACAAAGGAAGAAAAGATAAATATTATCATCTAAATAAACAAGAACTTGCAAATAAAAGTGGGGTTGAATTAATACATATTTTTGAAGATGAAATATATTATAAAAAAGAAATCGTTATTAATAAAATAAAACATGCATTAGGTATTAATGATAATGAAAAATTGTATGCAAAAAATTGTGAAGTAAAAGTAATTGATTCAATAATTGCAAATACGTTTTATAATGATAATCATATTCAAGGTTATTCTCCATCATTAATTGATTTAGGTCTTTATTATAAAGATGTTTTAGTTGGGGCAATGTCATTTGATAATAAACGATATATGAATAAAGAAAAAATTCACAATTCAAATATTTATGAATTAACTAGATTCACCACATCAATTAAATATATTGTAGTTGGTGGTGGTGGTAAATTATTGAATTATTTTATTACCAAATATAAACCAATAAGAATTATTACTTTTGCTGATAGGCGATGGACAATCAATAGTAACGATAACTTTTACACTAAATTGAGATTTAAATTAGTTAAAACATTAAAACCTGATTATATGTATGTTAATGGAAAAATTGATAGATATAGAAGATTACATAAATTTGGTTTTGGTAAAAACAGTATTAAGAAAAGATTTCCTGAAATATATGATGAATCTAAAACAGAGTGGGAAATGATGCAAGAATTAGGTTATGATAGAATTTGGGATTGTGGAAAATTTAAATATGAATTAATGTTAAATATTAAAGTTTAATTTTTTCATTATATAAGTATTTATGTAAAAATATTATATATATGAAATTAAAATCGGTATTAATATTAGTTTTAGTGTTTATTTTAAGTTTAGTATTAAAATCACAGACATATAGTGAAAAAAAGATATTTATTAAATATAGTGATTGGGATTTTAAATTAAGTTATGCAAGTCAAATAAGTATTTCATCGTATGTTACAAAACAAGAAATTTTAACACATAAGGATTTTAAACAAAAAGAAAAATCACTATCGGTATTATCAAAATATAGATATGAATTAATTTTAATCAGTAAATCAACAATAGATACTAAATTAGTAAATACATGGATTTTTAATACACGTGTATTTATTAATGATATTGATATAAATAAAAATCGATTTCCAAATGGATTTACTGTACTTATAAAAAATAAACCTACTTTAATATATTGGTATGAAACAGATGCCGATTCGATTAATATTAAAATTACTTGGGAAAATTGTAAAAATTTTTAATATTAATATGAGCACAATTTCGCAATGGCATAAAAAAGGAAATAATCATAAAATGTTAAAAAAAACTAATAACAATTCAACAACTGATAGTTCTACACCAAAAATTGTTCAAATTGGTGCAAATACTGAAATCCTTTTTACTATAAAAAGTTTTTTTGGTTTAATTGGTGCTATTTTAATGATTTTTTATGGTTTTTATCAACTTGTTATAGTACCAAAAGAAAATTCTATGGAAAAACATTATCAGGAAATGTTTGATGCGCAAAGAGGACAAAACACAATTTTTTATCAAGACCTTGGAAATATTAATTCTTCACTTGGCTCATTAAATTCAACAACGAGTTCATTGGTTGAAATGATAAATCAAATAAAAACGAATAATCAATCACCATCCAAAATTGGTGGTTCTATTGGTAGTACAAATTATAATAAATCAACCAATAGTATTGCAATAAAATAATCATTAATCTTCTTTAATTTCAATTACTTTAATTAATGTAAAACCTTCTGCAATTTCTACATATGCATCAATTCTTTTTTTCATTGTTTCATACGTTCTAAGCAAAGTATTTTGAATAGTTTCTACATTAGTTTTCATTGGACATTTATCTTCAGACCAAATTTTCCATTCGAGATTATGTGGATTTGGTTTATATTCACCATAAAAAAATAATGATTCTTCTTTAGGATTAAATTCAACTTTAATCCTTTGATTTTCTTTTCCTTCAATTTTTACTTTCCATTCCATGTTTTTAAGTTTTTAAAATGAATCTTTAAAATATTATCATATTTATTATTCATAATCAAATAGTTATATGCATTATCGTATATATAATAGTTAGGCACAATAAAAAAGCTACTCATTTTTCTTTGCCTTGTTTAATATATTATCAAATATTTCCTTCCATTTAGCTTTATCCTCTTTCGATTGTTTTGGAGCTTTTTTGCACTTATGCTTTGAATACTCCCATCTTTCAAAATCATCACCATATACAGGAGCTTGCCAAGGCATCCGTATTTTCATTATTGGTTTAGCAATTATTTTACCACACCAAGGGCATTTCGGAGTTTCTCTATATACTGCCATTATTAATAGTTTACTGTGCCTAACACATGCTATAAAAAATAGCGGTTTTAGTGGTTTGCACAAGGTTTATACTTCTATTTAATTTCATTGCATTTTGATAATTTATATCTTCGATTTCCGCTACTTTTCATAGCATCAACGTTAGCCGTCAGTTTAAAGTCGGCACGATGAACAACCTTCGTACAGTTGTTCAAATCCCATTTCTTTTAATTTTTCTTCGAATATTTTAGTACATTTATTACACATGCAAATCTCTTCCCCATTTACACCTAATGTAACTTCGCCGTTTCCAACACTTTCTCTATTGAATACTTTTTTATATTCAAGAAAACACATAGCAGGGTCATTGTAAGATGGTTCATTAAATTCACTTCCGCAGCAATTGCATTTAAAAACTTTTCTATAATTACTCATAATTATTTGTTTTAAAATTAGTTACTAAATAAAAACCGAACGGCTAACACAACCTATAACCAATAAAGGTTTTAGTGGGTAATTGCAACGTTGTGGCTCGCATCAGTTTCGGTATATTTTGACAGGCACGAAGCCCGTAATCCTTTACTGGTCATAGCTTCGACCGTTATGTGGCATTAAACCCGAATGCTCACAATTATATCACCCTTATTTAGTTGCATAATTGTTTTTGCAGCATTTGACAATCCATTATCATTGGTATTTTCAACCCACACTTCATAATCTTCACCATATTCATCTACTTCTGGCAAGTCTTTAACCAATTCTTTCAACTCTTTAATTGTAATTCCTGTTTTATTTACTAATGCTTTCATAATAATTAACGCCACATAACAACGTGTATAAAACATTGCCTTTTGTGGTCTTTTTTAAGTTTATACCAAATATTTAAGTAAGTTATTCTTCGTCTGTCCAATTTCTATCAAAAATTAATTCTAATTTGGCTCTTGTAATTGCAACATAATATAGGTTCATTTCTTGAATATATTGCCAAGGTTTCACATTTTGCATTGGTAATAAATCAGGTCTAATAATAAATACTCGATTTGCTTCTAATCCTTTAATTTTATGTACAGTACTTAGCACTATGCCTTGAATTTCATCAGTAAAAATAGTTTTAATTTTATATTTTAAATCCATAACACTATCAGAAAGTCTGGCTAAAAACAATAATGTCATTACTTTATCTTCAAGTGCAGTATATCCGCTATGTTCATTGGGGTTTAGAATACCCTCTGATTTTAAATCATGTCTAAATGTTACTAATTCTGCTTCCCAGAATTTAATTAATTTATCGATATTATTAATTTTACCAATTAATTCAATAAGATGTACGCCAATATCAGAACCTTTAATAATTGCTTTTCTATGTTGTGTAAGAAATTCGAAAAATAGTTTTACTAATGGCATTGTAGTTCTACATAGTACAAAATCACCACTCTGTGCTTCACTTAATACGCCACCATCTCTTACCATACCATCAGGAGCATCATCTAATGCTTTAATATCTGGAACAATTTCTTGTGCTTTTTTTATTACATTTTTTGAACATCTAAACGATGTTGTTAATGGCAATACTTTTGTATTTGGAAATTTTTCAAACCATTCAAAAGATTTATCATCTGCTGCATTGAAACCATAGACTCCTTGAAAAAAATCTCCGAAAGAGAATAATCTGCCAGTATATTTTTTGCTGATTTTATCTCTTTTTATTATTTTTTCAATAATTCGAATTTGACAACGATTTAAATCTTGACAATTATGCGCAATTATTCCATAATTTTCTGCATTTGTTATTCTTAGATGTTCAGTTTTAATTTTACTTATTGAAGTAACAATAAAATTATGATTGTCTTCAACATTCATATCATAAACTTTTTCGGATTTATAAAAACTAAATTCTTTTGTTACAACCATGCAACCAATATTATTATCTTTTTCTAATTTCCAATTATTTTTATTAAAAAACCCTCTATCTTCTGGACATAGTTTATATTCCATACTTTTATGAATATATGAAGATAATAATTTTGATATTTTTTTTGTGTTTTCTTTATTAAATGAAAGCCAATAATAATTTCTTTTTGTTGTTGAACTTTTACCGATTTTAACTGATGATATAATATTCCAATTTTCATATATTTTATTGGATAATAATTGTGATAATTCAAAACTTTTAGCTGTTGAATATAATCTTGATTCTAAATAATTTTTTGAAATATTACCATCATCCATCCATGAAATCGCTAATGATTGTAATGATATATTATTAATTATTTCATTATCATTCATATTAAAATAAAAACTCTTTGTTGTAAAAGTGTGTGCAATTTTTTTCGAATAACCATTATTTTTTATTGATTTTAATTTTCCATTAAAAAAATTTGATTTCCATTGAATGTATTCTTTTTGATTATTACCATGTATTATTCTTAATCTAAAAATATTATTTGAAATTTTTGTTATGCATCCATCACCTAATTTAGAACCAATAATTATATTTTTTTGTGTATTATTTAATATTTGATGATATGGTTGTTTATTATAATTAGATAAAATAATATCATTAATTTTTAATTCATCTAATCTCTTCCAACCATCTAATGTTAGAAATCTATGATTTATTGTTGATTTTAGCTTTCTTTTTCCATTTAAAATAACACAATAAACATCTTTAATTCCATTACACCAAATCTTATTAACTTTTTTTTCTTCAAATAATTTAGTACTTTCATTATATGTCGTAACTATTGGTAATTCACCAGTTTTTTCATATTTTTCACATAATGTTTTTATTTTAAATTTACCTTTTGTTGTTGAAATATATGTTTGAGCAGGTAAACATTCATCAACAAATACATAATCTTGAGGAAACATCCAAATACTATTATCAATTGCTGGTAAATATATCATGTCAGTATAATCGAAACTATGTCTATCTGTTGTCATTTCATCTAAAACCTTAAGAACTCTTTTAATATCTTTAGGTTTGGTTAAAGGAATATCATATTTTTCACTAATATATGGAATAAATTCAGGTTTTATTGTCAATGTTAATCTACATAAGTTTGCAAGTTTCTTTATATTATTTAAATATAATCCTATTTTTTCTTCATCATTAAATTCTTCATGTAAATCCCAACTTTTTGACTTTTTTAATATAATTTTATCAGCCTTAAATTCATCAAATTGTATTTTATCACCATATTTTCTTTTAATTGCTGCAGTACCAAGTCCATAAGTGGTATAACAACGAATGTATTCAGGTAATTTTGTTTTAAGTTCTTCTTGAATGTGCTTATTAAATGCTAAAAACATTATTGATTTATCTTTAGATAATAATTTAGCACATTCAATTGCAGTATATGTTTTACCAGTACCTGCGAGTGCTTTAATTAACAAATTTTCTGGTCTTTTTTTAGTAAAAAGAAATATTCTTTCTTGTTCAGGTGTTGGTTTATGATTCATTATCTATTTCTTTCCAATTTTCATTTGTTGTTCCATCTTGTAGTTCATATATTACATTATCTTCAAGTACAAGGACTCTTAATCCTTCCTGTCTTGTATATATTTTGTCATTATAATGAATATATTTTTCGTTTAATTCATTTCTTAATTTAATGGTTTCAACCATTAAATGATATCTTTTCTTTAAAATAAATTCAAAATCACCAAGACTTTTCATATTATTCCATAATATTTCAGCCATTTCATCACCAACTTGTCCAAGTAAATTAATACTTGTTTCAATTACTTTAGCTGCTTCTTTATCAAATTCTGCACTTCTACGACCATATACCTCTTGAAGTATATATCGTGCTAATTCAATGGCAAAGAACTTATCTTCGGGTTTATGTTCGTAATCTTGTGGTAAATCAATACAAGGTCTTCCTTGTTCATTTAATTTGACATCATATTCAATTTTATACATTAGTTTTATGTATTTTAATATTTCTATAAAACATTTTTAGCTTTTTAAAACAAATTTTAAAATATTATCATATTTATTATTCACAATCAAATAGTTATGTATATGATTTTATATATTATAGTTAGCAACAATGCGTGTAGCCAATTACATATTTTTCGTTTAATTCTTCAATATAATCATCAACACTTTTAGGTTTCTTCCCTGTTCCATCATATTTATCCCATTTATTATTCCATGCTCTTACATCTTCCAATAAGTTACGTAATGCACTGTGGCTAACACCAAATATAGGTAATTTGCCATTCTCTTTTTTAACATTTTCTGTACTCATAATTCAGTTATTTTTAATTAAGTTATTACTATTTTTTATGGGCAAACTACCCATATTTGTAAACGTTATAAGCAAGGCGAAGACGCTCAGAATGAACGTCCTGCCAAACTTTAAATTAGCATTCTCCAATACATTCACCTATTGGTGCATCGCATTCTGTTACGTTAAAATGTGATTTAAGAACAGTTAAAGCAGCTTGAAAATTGTTTTCGGTTGTATCTTCAACATCTTTGTATTCAGAAGAACTATCTGCATACATAATTGTCCATCCGTTTTTACCAACTTCAACCCTAATTTTCAATCCTAAATCATCTTTAAATGTTTTGGAAACTTCGATTTCACTTGACGGCATCATGCCCATAAATCTTTTCATGCTTTTTAATTTAATTTGTTAATATATAATTGTTTAATAATTTCAATTTATATTATAAAGCATTACGAATACGTTGAATATTCAAATCATCTAAAATGAAATGTTCCATTTCATCATCAATAATTCCTAAATTTCCAAAGAAACAATATTGAAGTACTGACTTTAATTCACTCCGTCTAATTGAATAGTTTTTTGCGTAATCAATATACATTTCATTCTTTGTATCACGATAAAGTTTTTCATATTTTATAATATCTACAGTATGTTCACCAATTCGTTTTAAAATATTGTTTCTAACGTCAGATACACCCAATTTGGGGTTTTGTGTTTCAATTTTATTTTTATCTGTTTTCATAATTTCAATTTATATTATAGTTAACGAGAATATAGTTGACATTCATACTCGTCTTTTAACATTTGTATTAATCTTGTTTTTGTTATTTTTATGCTAGTATTTTCTTGATGTTTTATAACAACATATATCATATTAATTTGTTTTTCAGTAAATGGAAATATATTTTCGCTAACAATAGGTATATTTAATTTGGGTTTCCGTGTTTCAATTTTATTTTTATCTGTTTTCATAAATTTATTTTTTATTTATGTGTACTTCTCCAGTGTTCCCTGTCATTCAAATATCCTTCATATAATTGTTCACTTGAAATTTGATGACCCAATTCCCAATAATCTTGTTTCTTTTCAAGTGATTTAAAAGTTCTAATCCATTCTAATAATTCAATTGCTTCTATTCGCAAAGAATCGCAATTATCTGATATATCTAATTTATTCATGTTTCAAAAATAATTGAGCAAAATTAGTTATTATCTTTCCATCAAAATCAACATCTACCATATAAACAGTACCACTTGCAAATGAATGTAAATCCCTCCAACATCTTATAACCCTACCAACCTTATTATAATCATCTAAATTGATTTTTTCATAAAACGAATCTTTGTGTGTATTAATTATTTCATAATTTGCTGGTATATCATCAGCAAACACAACTAAATCACCTTCTTCAAAAAAATAATTCCATTCTCTTTGCTGAAATTTAGTTGGAAATTGTTTCATGTAATCATTAAATTCTTTCAAATCAGTAACTTTAGGTTGTGTGAATTTTCCTTCAACAATTGGAAAATGAAATTCTGATGTGGTATTTTTTTCATCCAAATATCTACCAGTAAATTTATATTCATTACCTAAATCATTAAAATTTATAGGTAAACAATGATAATCTTTTGAATCATCTTCAATCAACATCACATATAATACCAAATCACCAACTTTCTTTTCTTTTCCATTGGCATAATGTTTTGATTTTAATTTATCAACATCTTCTTGTGTTAATTTAACACATAATTTTCTCAATTTTTCCATAATTTTTATTTGTTAATTGTTTCTAATTTATTTTTACAAATATATAACAATCTTTTGAGATTAAAATGTTTTTTTAAAAAAAGTTTTTAGTATTTATATCAAAATACTATTATGGCATTAATTACAACAGTAGATAAAAATAAATTATATCTTAGAGTTAAACATACATTAGGGTATCCATTACGACCATTTGAAATTAAAGATGAAATGCTAGATTCATATCTTGAAATGGTTGTTGAAGACTATTCTGCATTAGTTAATACTTGGTTAATAGAACAGCAATGGATTGGATTAGAAGGTCTTAGTAAAGAAAATAGTGATTTTCTTAGTGCTTTTACTACTAAACCAAATACTTATATGGAAAGTTTTACATATGCTTATTCAAAACAAGTTGGTTTAGGAACTAATGCTCCAGCAGCTACTGGTTGGGAACTTAAAAGAGATTTTATTATTACTAGTGGACATACACAACATTATATTATCCCTAAAAATCGAGAAATAAATCAGGTTTTATGGGAAACACCACCTGAAATTGATGGCGGTTTGGTTGACCCATTTGCATTAAATGCATGGAGTGCTGGTATGATGGGAATGTCGTATTTAGGTAGACCTGCATTATACGTTCAACCTACGTTTTCAACACTTTTATCTGCACAAGACCGTAGAATGAAACAAAGAGTATTACAATCAATATTAACATATCGTATTACTGGTTTAGCAACAGGTGAAAAAATGTTACATTTATATCCAATACCGGATAGTCGTTATGAAATTGGTTCTGTATGGGGAAAACATCATTCTGGTCGAAAAGTGTATTATTGGTATTATGATACAAATAAAGAAGGTAGAGATAAATGTTTGGAAGAAAATAATGATATTATTAAACTTCCATCAGATGCACCAACAAAAGTATTACAATGGAGTAATATGAATGATATCGCACAACAACAAATAAGAAATTTATTGATAGCTCAAGTAAAAATAGTTATTGGTGGAATTCGTGGATTTTATACTGGTGCTTTAGGAGTTACAGAAAAAGAACTTACAATGGATTATCGTCATTTATTAGATGAAGGTATTAAGTTAAAAGAAGATACAGAAAAACTTATTTTAGACCAATTAGAATATTTAAGTCAAGAAAATATGACTAAAATTCGTGCAGATATTGCTGAAAACGTTAACAATGCTATGAAATTCCAACCTCCAAAATTTCCAATTATCTCGATATAAACAAGTTATGTTGAAGAAATTATAGAATTAATTTGATTAGAGATTAGTTTTATATTTTCTTCAATATTTTTTAAAAATTCTTTTTCATTTATTCTTATAATATGACAATTATGCATTTCCTTAAGATAATTTTCTTTAATTAAATCACGTTCTTTTTGTCGTTTAGCATTATGATGTTTTTCATCCCATTCAATACATATATTATATTTCGCAATAAAACCATCAACCCAATATCTTATAAATTTCTTTTCACCACCATTTAATGCATGTTGAATTTCTATCCCTAATTTTTCTGATAATAAATCTAAATATATTATTGAATTAGGATTATATTTTGGGGCATGTTTTAACCATAATTCGCCATATCTCTCAATCATGGTTGCTGCAATTTTTTCGGAAACCCTTTTATTTTGTGTAGCATATTCAACACCATATTTTTTCAAATAATAAATTTTCATTTTATTTTTATATTCTTCAGTTTTTGTGTGATGGTCAACACCATATTTAATTAAACAAGTTTTTTTTGATTTTTTTTTAAATTCATTTGTTGATAAAAACCATTCAGTATTATACTTTTCCAAATTTCTTTTTTTTGTTTCATTTTTTGATTTTTCTGTTTTATTATATGAATCCATACCATATCTTCTAATATTAGTTTGAATTCTTTTATTATGAAATTCTTTTGTTTTTGAAAAATGGTCAACACCATATTTTTTTAAATTAGTTTGTTTTGTTTTATTTTTGCATTCATCCGTTTGATTATACCATTTTCCATTTTTATATAATTTATTTTTTATTTTTTTCTTAATTTCGTTTGATTTTGATGGATTATCTACACCAAATGTATTTAAACAAGTTTGTTTTATTTTATCTTTATGTTGTTCTGATTTATTTAAACAATTAATTGAACAATATTTGTGATATCCAATATTATATTTTTTTAAATGTAATATTTTGTTACAAGATATACATTTAGGGTTTTCAAATAAATTATTAATGTAATTATATAATAATTCATGCCAACTATTTGAATTAGAGAATTCAATAATTTTATTGTATAGGTCAGGAAAATTATTTTTTATGTGTATTTCTCTTGTTTTATATCCAGATTTATTATTGGTTTCTAAATATACTTTTAATTCTTCACTTTCCATTTTTCATATCATTTTCAAGCAAAATTCTTATTCTTTTGGATAGACAATATCCATTATCTTTTATAAATCTTAAGTATTGTTCTTTTAAACCAATACTTAATCTAATATTAAGAACATCATTTTTATCTTTATCGTATCTCATAACTTTGTATTTTAAATTAATTACAAATATAAATACTTTAAAGTTAATAAACAACAGTATTTATATAAAATAATTATGTTTATTAATGAAAAAGAAAAAACAAATAGTTGACCTTGAATCTCAGCGATATGGATTATTTGTAACTCAAGGTTCAATTGATTTAGATATTATGTATGGTAGACAATTTTTAGAAACTGATAATGCGCAAGAAGTTATTTTGCATAGAATTAACTTAATAGAAACCAAAACACATAATTTATATGGTCAAACCAAAGCAAATGATAAAAAGTTTATGTCACCAGTTAGATTAAAAGTTATGGTTACTATCGAAGAAGGTAAACAGGAAAATTATGGTAATAATCCAAGTGGTATTGCTCGTGATAATACTGGTAATATTAGTTTTGGTGTATATCTTAAAGAACTTGAAGAAAAACAAGTAGAAATCAATAGAGGTGATATTATTGAATATAATATGAGTGGTGAAAAGAATAGATATTATGAAGTTGAAAGTGCAAATAATGTTACAGATGAAACAAAAAAAACAATTGGAGGATTTTTTCCATATTGGAAAAGAGTAACTGGTGTTCCGGTAATTTCTGATACAATCAAATTTTTTGAGGGTGGTGAAAAAGGTACTTCTATTGTTTAAGATAAATGAAACAAAAGGAAATTAATTACGTATTTATATAAAAATTAATATAATGGCAAATAATAAACAAAGACTTTTTGAAGTCATGCATAAAGTTAATCCAGATTTTAAACCTAAATTAAATGAGGAACTTTTAACAGTATCTAATAGTGAATCAGTAAATGAAGATTTCACAAATTCATATGATGAAATAATAAATAGTTTTCCGGGTCATGCAAGACAAACAAATTCAATTGATTCTTCACAATATAAATGGTTTGTTAATGTTTTAAATTTTATTAGTAGTAATAATAATGATATAAACCAAAAAGCAGAATTAATTAAATTTTTTCAAAATAATTTTTTAGGCTTGGATTATGGTGATTTTAATAGTAATGAAGAATTAATTAATTGGTGGCTTTCACCTGAACAACAAGAATTTATAAAAGGTGAATTAAATTCACAAGAAGGTCAAATAAATGAAATAAACATTATTAATCCTAAATATACACATTTTGCAGTAATGAAAGACAATAATGATATTGTAAATGGTTGGGATTATAGAGATATTGAACCAGTAGAACTTCGTAACTTTAAGAAAGATTATTTTTTTAATGATATTACTAATATGGGAATTGACCCACATTCAGTCAATATTGTTACTGCTAATTATTTAAAAAGTTCTGGGATTAATCCTTTTGATACTAATAATTGGAAACGAGATGCTAATGTAAATGAAAATATTAATGAAAATCAAGAAGGTTTTAAACGTTTGATTGTTTTTTCAATTTATGACAAGAATAATGATTATCTTGGTGATTTAGACCCGATGGATGAAGAAAATAATTATCATATTCAAATGAAATCTGATGTAATGGCAACACCTGAATTTCAAAAATTTGCAAAAGAAAAAAATATTACACCAGAACAAATTGGTAAAATATCGAAAGATTATGAATATACAATGGATGGTAATCCTTTAAGTACTGAATATTATGCCCCTAGTGAATCAGAAGAATTATATGATGAAAAAACTAAAACATTTTATAATAATAGTGGTCAGCAAATGCGTGACTCATCAGAATACGACAGCAGTGGAGAAGGTTATACACCATTTGGTGATGAAGGTTATTAATAAATAAGGGAGGTTAACCTCCCTTATTTATTTTTTTAAAGTGTTTATTTTTTATTTTTTCAAGTTCTTCACAAAGTTTTTTATGTTGTTCTTTTGATTGAATACCTAAATCATCACCATATTCTGAAAATATTGAAAATGTGAATAATATATATTCTTTTTCTTTATCTGATAAATAAATTCCCTTTTTTGAAAATTGATATAATGCCAAAGCAAGTAATAGAATTATTACTATTAAGAATCCTATTAATATGTATAATATTGTCATTCAATATTCTTATTATTTTTTTAATCCTGTAAATAATTCTGCTTTAATTGTTGGATGACATTCATAATTAGTCAATTCAAAATCATCAATTGTTAAATTAAGAATATCATCAAGAGAATTTAATTCTTTCTTTATGTTCATTTGTGGTAAATCATATGGTTTTCTACTTAATTGTTCTTTAACCATTGGAATGTGATTCACATATATATGAGTATCACCACCAATCCAATTTGCAATTCCGGGAATCATATTACATGCTTTAGCAAATATTATAAGTAATAATGACATAGAAGTAATGTTAAAAGGACAGCCAAGTGCTGTATCAACACTTCTTTGATACATATTTAAATCGAGATAAAATTTAGGAATATTTGTATCGTTTAAATCCTGTAACCATTGTTCATCAGTGTCCCAATTCAATTTAAATTCGTCATAAGTCTGACCCTCATAATTTGCATAAATTTTAATTCTTTCTTTTAATGATAATGGTCTTACAATAAATTGATAAAGTAAATGACATGGTGCGAGAGCCATATCTTCAAAATCAGCAGCATTCCAAGCATTAATAATATGATAACGACTATATGGATTTGTTTTAAGACCATCTAATACATTTTTTACTTGGTCAACACCATTTTGATTACGCCATTGATAACCATAAACTTTACCTAAATCACCATAATTATAATCACCAATAACACAACCTTCTCCATTTTTTATTATTTCAATGAATTCTTCAATTGTTGGAATTATCGTCTCTTTTAATCCAAGAGGGGGATTATTTTTATTATATTCTTCAGCTTTCTTTAAATACCATCTATAAGCATCAGAATTCCAGATATTTACATTATTATCGACAAGATATTTTACGTTTGTATCTCCACGTAAAAACCATAAAAGTTCATGTACAATACCTTTCCAATACATTTTTTTTGTTGTAAGTAATGGAAATCCTTCTTGTAAATCCATTCTAATTACCGCATGAGATATACCAATTGTATTTGGCATATTTGCTCTACCACTTTCTTTCTCGACACCATTAGCGAGAATATCTTCAAGTAAGTTTAAATATTCTTCCATAATTAATTATTTTATAATAATTTACCAAATGCATCATCATTATTAATTTTCATTTTTCCTTCAGCAATTAATTGTTGTTTTGCTTTATCAAGAACCATACAACAAATATTTCCTTTATTTTCATTATGATATTTAATAAATTCCTTATGAATTTCAGTTGTAGTTAAAGCAATTATTTCTCTTGCTTCTTTACGATATTGTATAGCAATTTCATTATTAATTACTTTTCTACATTCTTTAATTAGTATTGTTTTTTCTAAATCCTTAATTAATTTTAGACTCATAATTTTAAGTTTTTCTATATTAGTAATTATGGATGTCCTTCATCTTTATATATTCCACAAACACAAGGCATATCAAATTCAATTTCATTATTTTTCATAACAAAATTAATTGAACTTGTTTTATGATAAGGATTTTTAAGAACTTTTATGTTTTTGTATTTAAACATGACATCAGTTTCAAATTTAGGATTTTCTAACATTTTTAACCATTCAAATAATTCTGGTGAAGTTACAATTAATTTTAATTCATCTTTATTCTTTTCAAGAAATAAATTTAATTTATCAACATTATTTTTATTTCTTTTATAAAATTTTAATTCGTGTATTTGATTATCATTCATATAATTGAATTGTTAATAATATTATTTCTTTTGGGTGTTAAACCCTTCCAATTTAGATTAGTTTCCACCCACCACTAGTTGATATTGTTACAAAACCTTGGTGTTAAACCCTTCCAATTTAGGTTGGTTTCCACCCCATTTCAATTCCTGCCTCTACAATTGCACGGTGTTAAACCCTTCCAATTTAGATTAGTTTCCACCATCTTCAATGTTTCCTACCTCATGTTTATTGGGTGTTAAACCCTTCCAATTTAGATTAGTTTCCACCATAATCACCAATTTTTGAGCTATACAGATGCGGTGTTAAACCCTTCCAATTTAGATTAGTTTCCACCCCTGAAGGAGAATATTTGAAGGGATTGGTTGGTGTTAAACCCTTCCAATTTAGATTAGTTTCCACCCAATCTTGAATGAAATCCCTGATTTGCTCGTAGTTAAGACCAAATCTTACTTCAAAAATTTGCCAAATAAGTGAATATTTTACCCAAAGTCTGCCATTTTTCCAATCCTGCTGAAATAACCAACAATTATTATTAGAATCTGGATGATATAAACCATCTAATTTATAATAAGTTATTTCTTTTTCACCAGTAATTTTAGCTACAGTGTTATTAAACATTTCAAATAAGAAATCTGACATTGCTTTAGATTTATCATCCTTATTTACAATGGGTTTAAATTTGATTAATTCAAAAGTAGAATTATCTTTATCAATTTCAAACCCATCAGGTACGTTAATCTTTATTTCTTTTTCCATATTAATAATTTATTTAAAAGTTAATTTTATTTGTTTTTTATTTTATTATTTCAATTAAACTAAAATAATCGGTTTTCATAATTTATCTATTATCTCCACTTCCATGTATTGTGCCTTGTTCATATCTTGATTTTAATTTTTCAATATTATATGCAGCAACATCTTCTAATTCAATTCCCAGACTATCACACATTGAAGAGATATACCAAAGAACATCTGATAGCTCACTTTTTATTGCTTCTACATGTTCTTGAGTAATTATTCCACCATTATCTCTAATAATTTTCTTTATTTTACCTTGAACCTCACCTGCTTCACCTAATCCAAGACCATCATAAACAATAGATAATAATATTTTAACATCAATTGGTGTATTGGGATGTTTTTCTAAAAATTTATCTAACGATATTTTAAAAAAATTTGCTTTTTTTTGATATTCTTTAAAAGTTGTTATTATCATTACTCATTTTTTTAAGTATTCCTATTGTATTAATAATTTCTTGTTCCCCTTTATTTTGAACTGCTTCTATTTCGGCACTATAATCCTTTACTAATTTTTCATTAATTTCTCTAATTTCTTTAATTTTATTTAATGCAAAACGTGCTTGAGAACCATATTCATCCAAATCAATGGATGAAATATTACCTCTTGATTCAGAATAATTTGTTTTGTCATAGTTTTTTTTATTAGCATAAAATTCTAATGCTATTTTAAGCAATTCAATTAAATTTTCATAATCTTGAGTACTATTCATTATCTTCTTCTAATTTATTGTTTTCAACAATTTGTTTCAAATCTTTAACTATCAATTGTTTTATTTTATTTATTATGTTTTGATTAATTGAATGATATCCAGTAATACAACTATCACCAATTCTTATTTCTTTGCCAACACCATAATAATCTTCATAACTTTTATCTAAATATGGAATTCTAGTTCTAAAAACAATTTCAATTGAATTATTGGATAATAGTTTAATTAAATCATTAAAATCGTTAATATATTCATCTTTATCATAAAAGACATTATTATGAAATATATTATTCGTTATTTTTGTCATTTAATTGTGTATTTATTTTATCTTCAACAATTTGTTTCAAATCTTTAACTTCATTAGGATATAATGTAAATTCCTTACGAACTGAATGTGCTTTATTGTTATTTATTTTTTGATGAAAATATTTGCCTTGAGATTCAGCTTTTTCGAATTCATCATATTTTTCAAAACTGATATTGCTATAAGAATATGTATGTCCTCTACTAAATGCAATATAAAGTCTTTCATTTTTAGGAAAGTATGTGATTTTTAATATATTATCAGAATTAAAAACCGCTTCAATATAACCAATTGTATTATCTTTATCTTGAAATTCTTTTCGTTCTATAAGCATTATTCATATTTTATGTATGCAAATGTAATTAATTAAATATTAAAAAGCAAGAGTATTATAATTTTTTAAAACCGACATCTAAATCAAATTCTTTTATTTCTTGTTTAATTATATCTATCCCATCACAATCATTTACATATTTTGAATCTAAATTTTTTAGAATAATTTTACATGCGTCATCAATATTTGATGCAACACAAATTTTATCATCATAAAATCCGATATGATACAAGCAAAATTCTCTAAAAACATATAATTTATTCATAATTTTTTATTTTTCATTAATCATATTTTAGAATCATCATTTATTTTAGAGTTATCATTTATTTGTAAAATTTCTTTCATCATTTATATCTTTTTCAAGCAAAATTCTTATTCTTTTTGAAAGAGAATAACCATTTTTTTTACAATGTACTCTAAATTTTTCAATTAAAGAAATATCAATTCTAACATTTAACATTTTTTCCATATTGTATATTATTTGCTTTACGTAAATACTTACAAATGTATTAAAAGTATATATAAATTGCAAGTATTTATCTAAAAAAGATTATGTCACTTCCAAAAAAAGCTAAATTAACTATTGATACTAACCCACCAAAAATAGGTACTAACTATCTCGAATATGGTATGGATAGAATTGCTGATTTAATGAAAGCAACAAATACTGAAACTAAATATCTTCCAAGAACTATTTTACTTGAAAATTTAGACCAAGCACTTTTTGATTATGTTAATCAATATGGCATGAAAGCAGTTATCGATAATAAAGAAGTGCCAACATTTTATCTTGACAATGACCGTTGGGGTGAATTTAGTAAAACTTGGAGATTTATGGATGGAGACCACAATGTTCCAACTCCATATATTACTGTAAGACGTATCGATAAACAAGCTGGTACAAGACTTGGAACGATGTATCGTATTCCACAGCCACGTAAATTCAGATATATGAATGTTCCTATATTAGATGAAGGTGCGGTAATTTATTTACAATTTAAAATGCCAGAACCAGTTAATGTTGATATGATTTATGAAGTGGCATTATTTACCAAATATCGTGTTGATGTTAATTTATATGATGAACAAGTATTAAAAAACTTTGCTTCACGTCAAGAATATCTTACAATTAATGGAAATCCAATGCCATTATTATTTGAAGGATTTGCTGAATCAAATCCTATTGAAAATATTGATGGTGATAGATTTTTTGTTAGTAAATATGCTTTAAAAATCTTAGGATTTATTCAAGACGAAAAAGAATTTCAAATTGTTAAAACTCTTAGAAAACCAGTTATTGGTTATTCTGCTGTGTAAGTACCATTAGTAGAATCGAATGCATTTCCTGTTGGATAATTTTGTTTCATATTATTAAAATCAGATAATGCATTATTTATCTTACTTGCATATGAAGAACCATATAACTCAACTGCATTAATATTTGGTGGATATGCTAATGTTAAACTCCAAGTCATTGTAGTTAAATTTAATGCTGCTTTAAAATATAACTTTTCTGGTGTTTTAAGTGCTTGATTATCTAAATTATAAAATAATTGAATTACACCATATTTTGCATTAAAAAAACTAAATTTAACATATCCTGTAGTATGTAAATTAATATATGATTGCGGTATATACCAATAACTAAATTGATTTGAATGATTAGTAATATCGAGAACATAATTTGCTGTATTACCATTTCCAAGAATTTTTGTTAAATAAGTGGTAAATATTTTAGTTTGAGTATTTGTATCATATGTATCATAAAAATCTAAAATAAAAAAACTATTGCGAATTGTATCTCGATTAAAATCTATTTCATCTTGTGTAAATCCTGCATTTCTAAATAAACTATTATTGGTATTATTTACTACAAAATAAAATGATAAATTATTTTGAACCGAATTTTTAAATCTACGCACTTCGGTGTCATTTACAGGATTAATAAGTTCATCTTCAGTATCAATTGTTGAATTATCTATTTCTTGCTGATATCCAGTTAAACCCACATTTGAACCCAAACTGAATTTTAAATTCAAATCAAGATTATTAAATTTTAATGTTTCTTTAATTACTGACATGGTGCTCCTATATTACTTAAATTTGTCGTTGGTATTATATTCAAACTACTTGCATTTTGACTGAACCATATTTTATTAAATCTTGTTTTTGTGTTTAGTTCGGTCATATCAGGAACTATTGATAAAATAATTTTTGAAAATAAATACCTTCTTTCATTTACAAATGGATAATCAACACCAATTCCTGTTAATGGGTCTACATATCCTTGTGGTAAAATATCACGCCAGACAAGATTACCATTATTATCAATTGGTGTAGCATAATCAGGTATTGTTGTTATAATATCATATGAAGTACTACCAGTATTAGCACTATCAAGTTCATTAGAAAAATATCTTAAAGTAAATGGAATAAATGGATTATATTTCCAATGAAGTGTACCTGTCTCTAAACATGTTGTTGAAATATAATATGTTTGTCCCGATTCTTGTGTTTGAAGAAATTCAGTTTTATTATAATTTATTAAATCACCATATACTGTATCTCCAACAATTAATGGTGTTGTATTTAATAATGTTTGAACAGGTACTATACCAGTATCCCAATAAGTATATTTAAGAACTTCTGTTGAACTTGGAATATATTTAGCATATAGAAATAGTTCGGTTATTGGAAACTTAAATGCATCAAAATATGTTGAAACATTAAAATCTTTTTTAAAGTTAAATGCATAAGTTTGTTCACCATATATATTATTAGAAAAACCTGCTGAAAATAATTCAAAATCATCTGGAGTTGCAATTACATCAAAATATCTTGCAAAAATAGATGAAGAAAGTTGTGCATGTTTCATTGATGGTTTAACTAAATAAAATTCAAATGAATTTTTTATTGTTTTAGAATTACCGCTAAATATTGGGGTCATAAAATCTTTAAATTTGGAATAATTATTTATTAATCCATTTAATAATGACATATATTCAATTCTTCCATAAATTCTATATATTGTATTTTCTTCTCTTTCCAAATTAAAAACATCTGTTTCATTAACATCATCATTAACATCATATCCTGTAAGTTCTGATGTATGGTTAAACAATTCAATTTTATCATAAGTATCTACATTGACAGAATTAGTATTTTTCTGACTACCGAGCAATATTTGAATTTTTTTGTCCATTTATTATAAATACCTTAAAAATTTTTTCTTGTTTTTGTAACATTTTTAATGGTATTTCGTATATAATAGAAAAATGATTCAAATTGTTTAACTTAAAACTGAAAAAAGATGAAAAACTTAATTTATTTTATTCTTGCAATAACCTTACTTAGTGTAAGTTGTAGTAAAAAAGACGATGGTAATGTTACTCCTCCAGTAACTAAGCTACATAGTCAATTATCTCCCGATTCCCTATATATAGGTTATTGGCATTGTGATTCAACATATAGAAATGGTATGTTGGATTTAATTGATGATGTAAATTCCAATTTTAATTTTAATGACACTACGTGTATTGAAACCGATGATAATAATATAGGTGTGAATAATGTTTATGATAATTGGACAATATCTGGAACTACTTTGAAATTAGATGTAAATAATCCAACTATATTAACTATTGTGTCACCACCTGCTAATGGTAAAATGGTATTATGTGATGGTTGGAATACCCATTATTTGACTAAACGATAAAATATTATGACATCAAAAAACCCTCTTAGATTAAGTTTTAAGAGGGTTTTTATTATATAATATTAAAGTCAACCAATAATTGCACACAATCATTACCATATATACCTTTAAACAAATAAGCTGTTGGTAATTCATCTGCGAGAATATTAGAATATGGTGAATAATCATCCCAACCATATAAATAATAATGTTGTGGTGGTGTAATATAACCGCTTGGTTTTAAATTTCGATATTGATAATATTTATTTGAAACAGATAATTTTGTTGGATGATTTTTATAATATTTATCATATGAATTATAATCATGGTCATAACTATTCCATTTTCTAATATTAATACCTTTTATTGGAATTTGGCTTAATAATGTTAATTCTCCTGCTGGAATATTAATAAATGTTGTTTGAAATGCATCTCCTCTTAATATATTGGAGCTATCAGTTATTCCTGCAAATAATTTTTGATTATTTGGTTGAATAAAAAAATCGTCACTAGTATTTGGAGGACAATGATAAACATCAGCAACAACTTGAGTTCTATCTGGTATAGTAGGACTAAATGCCCAACCATAACAAGGAAAACATAAACAAAAGTTTAACCATTGTGCACCAAAATATTTATTACCTTTATTTTTTGCTAAACCAGAATTATCAAAATGAATAACATTAGGTGCAAAATCGTATGTAAATTGACGAAGATTAGGATTTGTAGAACCAGTTGTAGGAGTACAGCCAGTAATATAATTTTGTTGGTCTGTTAGTTCCTTTTGTGTTATATAATCAGTACCCGCAGTTTTAAACCAAGAACCTGCTACTGAACCATAAACACTATTATCTGTTGTAAATATATTTTCAGTATTAGGATTATAAGGTATTGCTATTGGAGCACCAATTGCATGTTTTGTTGGGTAAAATTGAGCTACGCTATATACGCCACCACCAGTAAATGTATAATATTCTTTTCTCCATAAATCATTATCTGGTATTCCAGTTGGTGAGTTAGTCGGATTAATTGATTTATCTCCATTTATAAATGTTTCATCATAATGTAATGGAACTTTTTGTGGTATTTTAAACCAACCCCTTGCTTTATATTGTGGATGGTCTCCATTATAATGTGTTGACCAAGAAGAATTTTCAGGTAAATCAGTAAGGTCAGGATATTTAATTAATATCATACCAAAAAACTTAGTAAAAACACCTGATGTTGAACTATCATCAACAACTGTTTTTTCACCAGTTGGACTTGTTATTACTTTTACTCTATTACATGGAATGTTTAATAAAAAATCACCATTAGTATTATATTCAACATATTCTGTTTTATCTAATTCTCTAATTTGACTATTTGGGTCGGCATTTACCCAATCTATATCAATATCTCCATTAATATTAACAACAATTGGTACATCAGTAGTATATGTAAATACACTAATAATTGGATTAGCTGTTCTATATGTTCTAATATCCATATTATTTTGAATATCATTATCAGAATCAGATAAACTATAAAATCCAGAATTTGTTGTACTTGCATTGGGGTTACCAAAAATATCATACAATCCCATTGTCATGGTTGTGCCAAATATAGTGAATGATGATGATAATATTGCTTTTATTCTAAAATTCAATTGAGTTATACCGATTTCAAAATTCGTAGTATCTCCCCAAAAAGGAATTATATTGGCAGTAATTTCTTGTGTTTCAATATTTGGTAAATCTGTTAAATCAATTGCTGGTTTTACTGCAGATGCATTTTTAGTAAAAAGATTTGGCGAATATCCGGCATTTATCATACTTGCAGGTGACATACTATATTTACCAATATCTGTAATATCAACACTAAGATGAACTGTTTGTGTACCTATTGGTACACCAAAAATCATATAATCACCAGAATCATTTGTTAATGCGGTATATTTATAATATTTTTTATAAACATTTAAAAATGATTCATTTATAACTAATTCAGGTTTTATTGGAAATGAACCGAAAGGTTGTTTGGGTTTATATGTATGAGTTTCCTGATTGAGTTCCGAAACACGTGGTAGTAAATTATATCTTTTTCCTTCATTATTTTTATCTCTAGGTGTTTTATATGGATAGATACTATATATATTACTATCTTCTGCATCTGCATCGGTTAATGGAATAAAAATACTTATTTTGGCATTAGGAACACCAACGCCATCATTTGCTGTTACTCTACCAACCAATACACCATAATCAGCATTAAAATTTTGATAAGCATCTTCAGTACCAAGATTTAATGTCAGAAATTCAAGTGTTTCAACATCTTGTTCAAGTTTTACTCTTATATATTTATCTTGACCTTTAGTATTTGTATTGCCTGTGCCTAAAAAAATTCTTTGTGATTTATTCATTTATTTATAGTTTTTCATAAATACTATCATCAAGAAATCCTTACTAATGTAAATTATTTTTAAAAAAATCTATGAGAATTTGATGAAAAATAATAATTTAATAAATTTTAATTGAAAACTTTATAAGTATTTTTAGATTTACTTAATTCATCTGCAATACTATTTTCTTTTCTGGGTATCCATTGAAGTGTAATAATATTTTTCTTTCTTAATGCTCTGTACAATTCTATTGCTTGATGTGCATATGGAATATATAATCCTTTCTTTATTTTCCATAATTCCAATGTTTGCATAATAACTAGTTTACTATCACCGTAAATATTAATTCTCACACCTATTTTATTTTTCATTAATTTAAAAATCATTATTAGTGCAAGATATTCCGCAATATTACAAGTATTACCAATTTTTGCTTTATAAAATCTAGATTTTTTAAATTCTTTATCTTTACTTGTAATATAAACACCCAAACCCATGTTTCCGTTGGGATTCTTGGGTTCACAACTACCATCAAAATAACAATTATAGATTTTCATATATACTTATAAAAATATTTGATTAAATATTAATACCAAAAGTTTTTTCAAATTTCATGTTACCACAATCATAAATTTTATATATTTTATTGTCTAAAATGTTTTCACAAATTGATTTATTTTTATCATAATTTTTTAATTTAATAATATTTCCTTTTCTAAAATTAAAACGATGCTGTCTTAATTTTTCATTTATATTAAAATATGTATATGTTGGTTCATTAACACTAATCAATTGAAATCCTAATTGTTTATATAAATTACCTTGACTATATCTTCTATCAGCAAAAGATATTATATTTTCGGGTTGATATGTATTTATAAAATATTTTAATAATTTACTTGCACCACCAGTTATTTTAGTGTTTAGTTTATTACAAAATCTATTTAAATTATAATAATTTTTATTATTTTCGTGATTACCTAATCCAATTCTCATTTTTTCAAAAGTCATAATCGACACCAATTCATTATTATAAAATAATCCAATTTTAATATTACTACCAACAAAACCTTGTAAATGATTGTTATTTAAAAAACTATGAATTAATTCATTATCATTAATTTCTTTAATTTGACATTTACGAGCAAAGATTTTATTCTCAATAATACCTAATTTAGATTTTATAATACTTTTAATAATTTCTTTTTTATGTATCCATTCATCTTCAAAAATGTGAAGTAATTGAATTCCTTGTTTTTCACATTCAACTGTTTTATTTAGATGATAATTTTTATCCTTAAATAATTCTGAATGCCAATATAATCCATTAAATTCGATACCTAATTTATAATCAGGAAGATAAATATCAATTTCTTGTTTATTTTTTAATATTGGTATGTTTTTTATAATTGTTTTAATATTTAATTTATTATTAATAAAATCACGAATTTCATTTTCTAATATCGATGCATTTTCAGAAATGGGATTACATTTTGTACAAATATTTTCATGTTTATTGAAAATAAGTCTTGAATATAATAATGATTTAGAAATTTCAAAATAATTATGAATTTTACAATAATTTTTAATTATAACAAAATGATTATTAATTTTTATATCGTTTGAATTAATATTAAGTAAATTTGAATATTTTTCTTTAAAATTATCATTGATTACGTTGTGTATTTTATTAATTACATCTATGGATTTAGATGGATTATCTACACCATATTTTAGTATGGAAGTTATTTTACTTTTATCTCTATTATTATAATTTTCATCACCATATCTTATTTTTTTTGTATTTTTTACATCATCTTTATATTCTTGAGTACTACTATATGACGTATGATTATATTTTTTTAAATTTGTTTGTTTTATTTTTTCTTTAACTTTTTCATTTTGAATTGAATATTCAACGCCATATTTTTTTAAGTTAGTTTGTTTTGTTTGTTCTTTAATTGTTTCGTTTTGAATTGGATGTTCAACACCATATTTTTTTAAATTAGTTTGTTTTGCTTTATTATTAATTATTTTATTCTGCATTGGATTTTCAACATTATATCTTTTTAAATTAGTTTGTTTAACTTTTTCTTGTTGAGATTTTAATTTAAGATGATGTTCAACACCATATCGTTCTAAATTAGTTTGTTTACTTTTTTCTTTAATACTATCTAATTGTTGTGGATGTTCAACACCATATTTTTTTAAATTAGTTTGTTTTATTTGTTCTCTTTTTTCTTTAGAAAGTAATGTATATTTAAATCCAAAATTTTTCATTGATGTTTTTTCTCTTTTGATTTTAATATTATTGTCTTTTCCAATACATTGCATTGAACAATATTTTGAAAATCCTTCACTAATTTTTTTAAATTTAACTGGTTTACCACATATTACACAAATAGGCGGTTTGGATAAATCATTTAATATTAAATAAAGCATTGCACCAAATGAAATATTATAGTTTTTAAATTTGTTATAAATTAAAACATATAAATTATAATAATTTTTTTTAAAAAACGATTCTGTTAATCTTCTTTTAATAATAATATTATCATTTTTTACGATTTCAAGTATTTTTTCCTTCATAATTATAATTAATTTATCACAAATATAAATACTTTATCTTTAAAAACAAAATTATTTTATTTTTTATTTAAAAAAAATTTTAAAGAATTTAATATAAAAATTTTAAAAAAAATGGAAATTTAATTGAAAAAATATATAATTTGATAAAATCTGGATTTATAGACAAGAATGGTAAGGTGATAATAATTATAGTAAACCACCTTTTCAATTATTTTTTAGTATTTATTTGAAAAACAATAAAGCATTGTATATAAAATAATAATAATAATGAAAAATAAAATAATTAAATAACATGGCAGATTTTGTATTCACCTCTCCGGGTGTAAAATTTAAAGAACGTGACCTCACATTTGTTACTAGAAATGTAGGTATCACGACGTTAGGTCTTGTAGGTGAGACACTTAAAGGACCAGCATTTGAACCTATATATATTCAGGATTCAACTCAATTTTCAAATACTTTTGGTGGGCAAAGCACACAGAAACTTTCAAATGGAAATTTTCAATATTTATTACCATATTATGCTAATTCATATCTTGGTGAAACTAATCAACTTTGGGTAACCAGAGTATTAGGACTAAGTGGATATGATGCAGGTAATGCATGGGCAATAACATTGAGTGCAGGTGTTGACCCGACAACTGTTGTATCTGGTGGAACTCCTGTAATTTCAACTCATACATTTACAAATAATCAATATTTGGGTGTTTCGTTGATATATCAAGGACAAACTGGTACATATTCTTCAGGATTTACTAAAGGTATTAATAATACATTTACTGAATATGTTCATACGTTTACTGCAACCACATTAAATAATGTTGGAAGTGGTACGACAAAAGATAAAGTAACATTATTTACTGGTGCTTCATATAGTCAATATGAAAATATGGTATTAGCTGTAATTAGAAGTAGAGGTGTTTCAACAATTCAACCACATGGTGTCCAACATACAACATTTGATACAACAAATCTTACTATAAGTGGTAATACCACAAATATTGGTTCAGGTGATTTATTTAGTCAATTTACATTAAGGGCATATAGCACTGGAAGTACACAATATTATACAGTATCATTAAATCCAAATTCAACTAGTTTTTTACCAAATGTAATTGGTTTAGAACCAAAAGATAAAAAAACAAAAATTTGGGTTCAAGCAGTATATCCAGACTTAATCGAAAAATTAGATGCAGAAGGTATTGGTTATGGTATTAACACAACATTAATTACAGCCACTTCAAATAATTTCACAAATTATAAAATTGGATTTCAAACACCTGAAACTCCTTGGGTGGTATCTCAATTAATGGGTAATCATGTTAATAGATTATTAAAATTTATTAGTATTGCAGATGGTGATGCTGCAAATCAAGAAATTAAAATTAGTTTTGCTAATATTAATCCAGATACTTATGAATTTGATGTAGTCGTTCGTGATTTTAATGATACTGATGCAAATCCAGTTGTATTTGAAACATATACAAAATGTACAATGATTCAAGGACTCAATAGTTTTATTGGACAAGTAATTGGTACTTCTGATGGTCAATATACTTTAAGAAGCAATTATATTATGGTTGAACTTGCAGATGATATTCCAAATGATGTATTTCCTGCTGGTTTTGAAGGTTATGAGTTTAATGACTATGCGATGTCAGCAACAAGTGACCCAACAACTAATGGTATTGCTCCTAAAATTTTCTATAAAACAGAATATAGTGAAACAGATAAAGTAAGTAAGGTATATTTAGGTATTTCTGAACATGGCTATGATAGTACTAATTCAACTGGTAGTGGTATTAATCAAAACTTTTTTAACTATGATGGTCAAGGTGGTTTTGCTAAATCTAAAGGTTTCCATATGGATTCTGGTGCAACCGGAATTTATGTACATGGTACTGAAATTATTGGACAGTTTGAGGTTGGTGCAGGACAAATACAAACATACGTTGATACTGACGATTCAAATAACCCATATTATGATATTAAAACAAGGAAATTTACTTTAGTTCCTGCTCGTGGTTTTGATGGATGGGATGTTAATAGAGGTATAAGTGGTGAAGACCGTTCAAATGGTGATGGTTATCAACAAGGTGGTATGTATAGTGGTTATCCCGGTCATCCTGAAACAATACCAGCAAATGACTTTCAAGCATGGCAAACTGCAATTAATACTTTTTCAAATCCTGAACAAGTTACAATTAATCTTTTTGCAACTCCGGGTATTGATTGGAATAATAATAGCATTTTAGTCCAAGATACAATAGATATGATTGAACAACAAAGAACCGATTCATTATATGTAATTGATTCTCCAGATTCTGATATACCTGTTACTAATAATGGTAATGGTGGTGTTCCTAATGATGTTCAGGCAGCAAGTGAAATTATAGGTCTACTTAATGATATAGATATTGACACTAGTTATTCATGTACATATTTTCCCTATATTCAAATGAGAGATAGTCAAAATAATATTAATGTTTATATTCCTGCAACTGGTGAAGTTGTAAGAGCAATGGCATTTACTGATAATGTAAAATTTCCTTGGTTTGCACCTGCTGGTTTAAATCGTGGTGTAACTAATGCAATTAAATCAAAATATAAACTATCTCAAACTGCTCGTGATATTTTATATGCAGGTAGAATTAACCCAATGGCTGATTTTGCAGATTCAGGTACTGCAATCTTTGGACAAAAGACTTTACAAGTTAAAGATAGCGCACTTAATAGAATTAATGTTCGTAGATTAATACTTCAACTTAAAGTTCTTATTTCAAATATTGCAATTAGACTTGTATTCGAACAAAATGACCAAACAACTATCGACCAATTCTTAGCAAAAGTAAATCCAATTCTTGATAGTATTAAGAGAGAAAGAGGTTTGAATGACTTTAGAGTTAAAATGGATAGCACAAATAATACTCCTGAAACAATGGATAGAAATGAATTATATGGGGAAATCTATTTAAAACCGACAAGAAGTTTAGAATTTGTTGGAATTACATTTATAGTTACCCCTTCAGGTGCATCTTTTGCTGATGTCGGAGCATAATTTATGATTTATAAAATTAAAAAGACTCACTTATTTATAGTGGGTCTTTTTAATTAAAAAATAGAACATCAATTCTATTCTAAATTGTTTTCAAATATGTAAGTATTTATTAGAAAACATAAAAATAAACAGAAATTAATTAATAATTAAATATTATGGCAGGAGAAATGATAAGAACAATTCCGTTCAAGTATGAGCCTAAGAGAGTTAATAGGTTCTTTGCGGAATTCTCAGATACAATCGGACTTGAAGTATGGCAAGTACAAAAGTTCAAAAGACCTTCATTAAAAATCAATAGTGTTCCAATTCAATATATGAACGAACAAAACTATGTAGCTGGTAGATATACGTGGGATACAATGTCAATTACATTTATTGACCCAATCGGTCCCTCTACATCACAAATTCTTATGGAATGGGTTCGTTTACACGCTGAATCACTCACAGGTCGTATGGGTTATGCTGCAGGTTATAAGAAGGATATTTATTTAAAAGCATTAGACCCAACTGGTGTTGAAGTTGAAAAATGGACACTTGAACAATGTATGATTACATCAATCGATTTCATGGATAATGATTATAGTAGTGATGAATTAACAAACATAACGTTGGAGATACAACCGTGGCGTTGCATTTTAAACCTCTAAGAGATTAATTAAACTTATAATAATGTCACAAATTTTTACTATATTTGTGACATTATTATTTATATTCGTTTAATTTATGGAAAATATTAAAAATTTTTTTCTTACCAACAATAAATCTGGGTATAAAACCAATGAAAAATGGTTAAATATTAATCATAATGATTTATATTTAAATATAATTCATTTTTCGACAAATAAAAACATTTTATTTGTCGAAAAAATTTATTTGTTTATTAATAATTTAACTGATGTTCCCAGATGCCCTATTTGCAACGAATATGTTAAATTTATTGGAACTTTAAAACGTGGATATAATAAATACTGTTCAATAAAATGTTTAAATAAATCTGATGAGCATAAAAATAAAATAATTTCAACATTTCAAAATAAATATAATTGTAGAAGTCATAATCAGGTTGATGAAATTAAAAATAAAAAAAGAATAACATTAATTAATTCTTATGGCGTTGATAATCCAATGAAGAATAATAATATAAAAAAAAGACAAATTAATTCTCTTATTAAAAATTATGGTGTTGATAATCCGATGAAAATTAAATCAGTTATTGAAAAAAGAAATAAAAATATTGAAATTGGTGAAGAATTAAATATTAAAAGAATGTTAAATAGAATTACTGATAATACTATTATATATATTGGGCATAATTTAGCTGAAAATAATAATGTTAATTTTCATTGTTTGAATTGCAAAAATGATTTTAAAATAAATTCTAATTTATTAACATCACGAATTTCTAATAATACTACCATTTGTACTATTTGTAATAAAAATAAATCATTTTCTGAAATACAAAAATCGTTAGAAAATTTTATTACATCATTAAATATTAATTATGAATCAAAAAATAGGGATATTTTAAATGGATTAGAAATTGATATATATTTACCAGAACACAAATTAGGTATTGAAATTGATGGTTTATACTGGCATAGTAATAAATTTAAAGACAAAAATTATCACCTTAATAAAACTAATTTATGTGAACAACAAGGTATACAACTACTTCATATCTTTGAAGATGAGTGGGTTAATAAGAAAGATATTGTTAAATCTATAATTAAAAGTAAATTAAGTATTATTGAAAATAAAATATTCGCAAGAAAATGTCATATAAAAGAAATCGATTCATTAATTTGTAATAACTTCTTAAATGACAATCACATACAAGGTAATATTAATTCTAAAGTTAAAATTGGTTTGTTTTATAATAATGATTTGGTATCGGTTATGACTTTTGGTAAAAAGAGAGTTGCTATGGGTAATAAAACCAATATTGAGGGAGAGTATGAGATGCATAGGTTTTGCAATAAACTTAATACTCAGGTTGTTGGTGGAGCAAGTAAGTTATTAAGTTATTTTATAAAAACCTATTTACCAAAATCAATTTTAACATTTGCGGATAGAAGATATGGTCAAGGTAATTTATATAAACAATTAGGATTTAATTATATAAAAAATACCCCCCCCAATTATTGGTATATTTTACCGGGAGAATTGAAAAAATATTATAGATATTCATTCAGAAAAGATGTATTAGTTAAACAAGGATTTGATAAGACCAAAACAGAAAATGAAGTAATGATTGAAAGAGGATATTTGAGAATATATGATTGTGGTAATATGAAATTCATATATTAATAGTCCTTTTACACTGCTAATTCAGCAATTCTATTATCTATTAAATTTTTAACATAATATGACCTATCTTTAGTTTCAATAATTTCATAGTTATCATTATTATGTGAAAACCAAACTATATATGATTTTCCAAGTTTAATGCCAGTAATTTTTTCAATAATATATTTATACATTCCTAATTGTAATGAATATGTTTCTAAATCACAATCTTCTAATACACAAAGTTTATCAAGTAAATGTTTACTTTTATTTTCTTTACTAAATTTCTTATTTGTTTTATAATCCCAAATTTGAAATTCTTTTATTTTGATATTATAAAATAAAATATCAAGCATTCCACCAATCAATGATTCTTTATCATATACAACCATTTCTGTACGAATTGGTATTAATTTATTATGCACATCATTATAAAATCTATCAACATGTTTTTTTGTTGTAAGATATTCATTTAGTACAGGGTCAAAACCAAATTCATTTAAAATTAATTGTTTTGGATATTCAAATATTTTATTTTGAAATAAATTTTCGGCATAATCATGAATTGCCGAACCTTTAATAGTGCCTTTTTTATTTATAAAATTCCATGCCCTTTTAATTATTCTAGGACTTATATTGAGTTCATTACTTTTATAATCAGACCAAAATTCTTCATCAAAATCTTCTTGATATTTATGAATTAAAGTAGTTACAGATATTAACTCCTTATTATTAATATAATATTTATGTGGTTCGTCATAAAATGTAATATCATTAAATGATGTAAATAATTTATTGGGTATTTGAATATTCATAGATTACAAAACTACAAATTAATTAATTAATTACAATGTTTTTTTGTAAAATTTGGTCTAATTGTAATTGTTCCAATTTATTAATGATTGCTGTTTTATCAGCAGGAAGTACTGAATATCCATGAATATGATTAATTATTGCATCTCTAAAAACATTTAATGCTTCGACAATAATATCTCCTCTTCCAAGAGGATGTCCTTCATTAAATATTTTTGTTCTATCATCAGCAGTTAATCTTGCTGCTTTAAATTGTGGATTTCCTGTATGTGAAATTAGTGCAATTTTATCACTTGTTATTATTGTATTACTATAATAACAAGTTGACGTATTGTTTATAGTAGTTGTATTATTTTTTATTGGTTCAAATACCATACTAATTTCTGCAGGATTTTTGGTATTAAGTTTTAATATATTATCATTTTCATGTTTACCTGCTCTAATATGTACTTCATTTATCCTTAATATTACATCTGTATTAATTCTACCAATAATTGCAATATCTGTTTTTATTGGAAATACTCCATCTGCATCAGGATATGTTGATACTGCTTTTTCTGGATTAACTAATGCATAATTTGTTGTAGATGTCGCAGTAAATTTTGAATCAAATCCTATTTTCTGTGATTGTGATATAACACTACCTGTCCAAAATCGACTCCTCATGGGTAATTTTATATCTTCGATAAGAACTCTAACCATTTCACCAACTTGAGGATATTGATAAATAAATCTCGGTATTAATGGATAACACCAAGGTAAATCGTTAATATCTGATGTTCGATTATCTAAATCAGGTATTTTTACTTTAATTCTACCACCATCGGTATCATCATCAATACTCATAACCTCACCATAATATATAGTCCTTTGCAGAGTAATTGTGGCTGACTGTTGTTTGTTAGGATTACTTGTTTGTATGTAAGGTTTATCAAACATTCATTTATATAGTTATTATTTCAATAATTGCAACATAATTTTTTTCAAGTTCATCTAATAATACAAGTTTTTTATTGATTAATTTTTCAAGTTCGTCTGCTTGAAAACTATATTCAATAATTTCTTGCTTTAAAGCATCGTGTTTTGCTTTAATATCGTTACCCATTTTAAGCAATTCAATTGGTGTATATTTAGTATAATCTTCCATAATTTATTGTATTACTCCAAATGCAGATGCTATAATTATTGTTGAACCGAATACTGAAACCGGTCCTGATGGTGAAACACCTGAACCAGTAATTGTTATTCCCGGTGGAATTGCCACTGTAATAACTGCATCCTGTTGAAATGCTTTAATTATTTCTTCAATTCGAATCCTTTCCATAATTTCATCAGGATTAACTCCACCAGAATGTAAAACACCAACAGGTAATCCTGCTTCACTTTTTCTGGCAATAATACGTGATGCAATTTTAGTTGGAGATAAACCCGGACGTAATGGAACACCAATTAATATCATTGGTGTTGGAATTGATGGCGGTCCTCCAAGAGATGAAAGACTTAATACTTTATTAAATCCCCCAATAATAGAATCAATACTACTGTAATCAATTGCCATATTATTTATTTTTTATATTTATCCTGTTAAACTTGATGCAATATTACTCGAACCAGTTAAACTTGAAATTATATCGATATATTGGTTTATTTTTTCCTTAACTACTTTTTTTATTACAGGTGTTAATAATTTTATTAGATATAAAATTGCTAATGCAAAAATAAATTCTGCAACTATTTTCATTATTTGTGTTGCCATACATTTAATACATGTTTTAAATTTTTTCATATCCTCATTTGGATTAGTAATTAATACTGCCCCATTATTTTCAAAAGCACCCATTATTCCCAATAACACTCTAATTTGTGGTGCAGTGGTTACTGCTAACAACATTGCCATCGTAATTGCACCAATTATTTTTTGAAAAAATCCATCTTTAATTGTTTGTTTATTTTCTGCAGATGTTGCAGTATTATTACTTTGGTCGATTGTTGCTTCCACTGCGTTACCAACTGCAAATGGGTCTGTTGACCCTGATATTGATGAAACTAAATTTTTAAAATCGTTATATGATAATTGTGCTGGTATAACGCCACAACCCATATCATAATTAGTAACACCGTCAACCATTTCACGTGCTTTTTGAAGTAAATTAGCATAATCACTTGGTGAAATTGTGAACGAATCATCATCATTTAATAATTGTTCCAACATTTTTTGAATTTGTAATTCATCATATGTTTGTTGTATTGTTTTATTTCGTTTATTTGTAAGCGTACCATAAATACTATCCATAGTATTGCTTACAATTTCTTTTTGGTCAAGTATTTGTGCATTATCAATATAATTACTAAAATAATCACCAATATTTGAACCATTACTATTATGTGGTTTAATATTAAAACTATCTGATGTAGAATTATAATTAATTATCATATTATTATATGGAGTATCTGTACCAGAATTTAAAATAGCATCATGTGCAGAACTGTCAAAATTTGGTGTGGAAGTATTATATAATAAACTACCTTCACTTGAGCTTTTATCGACTTTATATTTACCAGTAGTATCAACATTTTTTACTGGCATTGTAATACCATTTGATGAATATGATGTAGGTAATGCTTCATTCGAATTTGAATGAATAAACTGTTTTTTTAATGATGTTTTTAATGTTGGTTCGGAATTATTAACAACTTTTGTAAGCATTTGTCCCACAACTAATTTTAATGCTTCACTTCCAGCAACAGTTTTTAATACATCAAGTAAAAACGGAACGCTATCCTTTTTGTTATTAACAGAAGGATATGAATCAGTTGATTTTGGTGGGGTTTGTTGTTGATTTAACGAAGTATATGCACCAATAGTAGTAAAAACACCTCTTTTATTGTCAGCTAAACTCATAATAAATTATATATTGTTATTTTTTTCTTTTTTCTCAACTTCATCTGCAACGAATTTAAGTAATTCATTTCTTCTGTCAGTTGTTACTTCACCCTTTTCTTCTTCTCTACCACTTTTATTATTATTAAATTCACCAACCTTATTATCAAAAACAACTTCTTTTAGATAACGAAGTAGCATGATTTTTTGGTCTTGAATTTTTGATTCAGCTAAAATTAATTTTACAATTTGGTCACCAATTATTTGAATTTCACCGCTTTCTTTTACTTTAGTTTCCCATTTAGTAAAAAGTCTGGTGATTTTTGCCTTAGTGTTGTGGCTATCGTTGTAGCATTCTTGAAGTAGTTTATTTACACTTTCTTCATCAAATTTTAATTGTTTACGGGTTGGTCTCATATGCTTTTATTGTTATTGTACATATAAATAGTTATTATTTATATAAATAGTTATTATTTATAAAATTGAACTATCATTTTTATAAAGAGTGCCGTAAAACCCATCGGTCTTTAGCCGATGGGATGTAAGGCACAAATTAGAATTATTTTTAAAAATATATTTCATTATTATTTATATTAACTATTTTATTAAAATAAAATGAAAATAAATTTCAAAAAACTTTGCGGATTGTAAAAATAAGTGTATCTTTACAAAATGATATGTTGTGTGTCAGGGACTGATTCGCAACTAAAACAAAAAACGGAGTAAGGCGTTACCATTAGGTGAGTCTATGACCTCCGAAGCCAATCCCATCGCCTTTGGCGTGGGTGGGTAGTTCACCTTTGTCGAAGTTCTTTGAAGTATTGTTGGTTGGTGATTAATTGCTTTCACCATAAAACTTAAAGCAAAACGTAACACTGAACAGTTACAAAGTAACTTTAAATAGTTACACAAATCAATTAATTTGATTTTAAAATTTAACATCGTTTGGGACAAACGATTACGGGCATCGAGCAAAAATAAGACTTCTAACTCCTTGGAGCAGTAAGCATAAGCGTTGAAATGTCTAAAATTCATAATTTAATGTTTAAATTAAATGTTATTTTATGAAGCCCACAAGTCTTTAGCTTGTGGGTAGTTCACAACCATTCTATTTTATTGCTGGTTACAAAATAATGGGCATGATATGGTTTTTCTCCACTCCAATTACCAATTGAGGGTCTTAAAGTAATTTTATTATCATTTTTTGTTAATATCCATTCATTAATACCTAAAGGGGTGACCGATTTTTCACCACAACCACATGCGCATAAATGAATCGCAATTTTAAATTTTTCAGAAATATAAATTATTCCATTTTTTAAATCTTCCGGAATTTCATCATAATATTCTGGTTTTATTTCAAATATTTTAATCATCAAAGAAATCAGTTTTTTCTAAAAAATATATTTCTTTAAATGGTTTAATACCAATTCTTATTTCTTTTGTAGATAATCCTGTTTGTTCTTTTAAATATAATAAAATTTTATTTTTAGCAAATTTATTTGTGACTCTTTTATTATATTTTCCTTCTGGTGTATCTTCCATAAATAATACTTGCCAATTTTTTAATACATTAACTATTGCATCGCCAACAATTTTTTCATTTTTTTTCATTATTGTATCATTATCAATTTTATCTTCAATTTTAAATATTACTGAATTTATTAATTTTTCAAGTTGATGTTGGCTTTCTGTTTCAATTTCATAAATATATTCAGTATTTTGATTAATTTCATCAATATAATCATCAAAAGATAGATTAATTTTCTTTTCTGTATAACTTTTTTTACCGTGGTCTTTATAATAGTTTCTAATTATTGTTTGGCAATAACTAAATGCTCTGGAATTAAATATTCTATAATTATGTTTATTATCTTCATCAATTAAAGATTTTAATTTTTCATTGGCATCTACAGCAAACCAAAACCTATAATTAACATCTAATTTAATCCATTTTTCAGAACCATTTTTATTACATTCAATAATAAATGGTCTATATTTAATCATATGCTCAATTAAATGTGTAAGAGCATTCGATTCAACCTCCCTCATATCATAATTACCAATATGAATGGGATATCGCCTTAATATAGATTGTATCATTTTTTTAAAAGGTTCAATAAGAATTTCA